CGTAGGCAAGTTCTGCCGGTGTGGGGCCAGGTGGTGCCTTTGGTGCTGCAAGTTGGCGGCGGATCGGCGGTGGCGGCAAGCCGCTTTCTGCCCGTTTTTCCCAGTAGGCCAGTTCCTTTCCTGCCAGATCCCGCAATTCTTTTTCGGTAAGCTTGAAATCAATCCCCTTTCGTTTCAGTACGATGCAGATTTGGTACAACACCGGGTGTTTCCATGGAAAAGCCTCGGTGCTGCTGTACCGGTAGAACTCGTTACGCCAGCGCTTGTTTTCTGCGAGAACGTCGTCGACCGTCAGGCCAAGTACGCCACCGGTGCATTCAGCTACCAGCACCATGAATTCAGCAAAGTCCGGTGGCCAGTGGTTGCCAGCCTTCCACCGCTCTGTAATGGCACCGCAAACTCTCGTGAGGTGTTCACTCGTCATCGAGTTGACCTGTGCCTCCCACAGCTCCGAGGGTCGATTGCCATTCTTCACATTCCAGCGCTGGCCGAACATCTTGAACATCACCCCCCATAGAACCCAGACTGGCGGCTCCTGGCTGCTTCTGCTCCCATTCGGTGAATTGCTCGTAGTACGAGCGCTGGTCGTTCTGATTTGGTCGAAATTCCGCATGATTTTCTCCTGTTAAAACTTTCGCTTTTGGCCCTCGGTCTTGTTCTCGGGAGAGCCAGCCAGTTATAAATTTTTTGATCCCCCGTTTGGTTTTGCGTTTACCGGGCTCGCTTAGTAGCCACCCCCGCTGGTTGCGCAGCTCCTGCCTCACGTCGACCGATGGGTAAAGCTCCCCGTATTCGACCAGCATCGGCTCGGTAACAGGGAATTCAGTCCCGTCGTTCAACGGCAACGTGATAAACACAGGGTCACCGGTCTGGAGCTGTGATTTTTCAGCTCCAGATAAGAGGTGTTTATCTTTTAGTTCTTTATCTTTATCTGTATCTATATTCGTTGAACGGTCGTTGCCATCTCGTTCAACGCCCGTTGAACGGTCGTTGGATTGACTTTGATTTCCTTTGTTTTTTCGCCAATCGTTTCTGCGCAGATATTTTCCTGCTTCACTGCGCTGCGATTGAGCACCTTTAACAGAGAGCAAATCACGCTCAATTCGTTGGTGAACCCATGCATTTCCATCGTCAATAAAAACTCGTTCAACGACCGTTCAACGTCCGTCCAACGCTCGTTGGAAAGTCGCGCTATTCCCGCCAACCTATTTTTTGGCAACGGTTTACCGGTCTGCCAGTAATTGAATATCAGCAGCAAGTACGCGCCGTGTTCCTCCGTTGAAAGATGCATGGTGTCTGCCAGGTAATCGGCAACATAAAACTGCATGTACGGAAGTGCCGCCATTAGCTGTTCCTGGTGTTTCGTGTGTCTGTGATTGATTTGGCTATGTCATTGACCCTGATGGGCACAAGCGCTGCATATTCAGGGTTAAGCTCACACAGCACCGCCTTACGACCATGTGCCGCCGCGACGCCAGCTGTTGTGCCGCTACCACCAAACGGGTCGAGAACAGCGCCACCGACAGGACTACCGGCCAGAATGCACGGCTCGATCAACGCCGGCGGAAATGTGGCGAAATGCGCGCCCATGAATGGTCGTGTAGCGACGCTCCAGATGTTTCGCTTGGCCCGCATGCCATCCGGCACCGTGTCGGCGCGAACAGGGCGGTGAGTGCCAACGTTCTGCCCCGGAATGACTTGCCCGCGCTTGCTACTCTCGCGGCGGAAATTGTCACGGGAGCTGATACGCCCTCTTCCGCGACCATCTTTGTCGGTGCCATGGCCGAAGCCAACACCAGTATTCTTCCCTGCATAGACTGCAGGCTCTCGGATTGCGCCGTGGTCGAAGTAGTAACGCGGAGACTTACTCAGCAGGAAAATGTACTCGTGCGCCTTGGTGCATCGGTCTCGCACGCTCTCCGGCATAGGGTTGGTTTTGTGCCAAATGATATCCTGCCGCAGGATCCAGCCATCCGCCTGCAGCGCGAACGCCAAACGCCACGGCATACCCATCAGCTGCTTGCTCTTGCCCCAGCTGTCACCCATGTTGATCCACAGCGTGCCGTCATCGCGCAGCACGCGACGAACCTCGCGGAATACGTCAACCAGGCGCTTGATAAATTCCGCCGGCGTCGGCTCTAAACCGATCTGTCCCTCAACGCCATAATCACGTAACGCGTAATATGGCGGGCTCGTAACGCAGGTGTGGAAAGCCTTCTCAGGCATTCTCTGCATGAGATCCACACAGTCACCGACATAGCAGCGGAAGAATTTATCCCAGGACATAATCAGCGGCGCCCCATTCGGCGCCCTGGTACATGCGGGCGATCCGGTTTGCCCTTCACCCGCTTTAGCGGCTTTGCGTACGTTTTTGCGACAGCGAGGCTGCTGGCGATCGTCGCGTTTGGGCGGGTTAAATAATGATTGGCGCCCTGCACAGCGGCAGAACGCGCTACATCAGCCGGGATCCCATCACGTACCAGTTGATCGCGGATCTGCGCTTCAACCTGTTCTCTTGAAAAATTAGCCATTGGTTTATGCTCCGGTTAGTGAACCACTGTGTTACCCGCTGGGCCGCTATCGTTCGCGCGCTCAGACAAAGCGATCATGGCGCCAAATAGCGCGTCAACTTCGCTATCGATCCGTTCCTTGCAGGCAATCAGTTCTCTGAATGTCTCGGAGTTGTAGCTGCGCATCTTTGCCAACAGCAGCGCTGGCATGGCCTTCTCGATAGCGGGTAGCAATTTTTTGATTTTCGCTTTGGCCACCGATGTATCACCCTCCAACCAACGAAATATTTTTTGCGTATTACGTGCCAAAGCATCCGGATGGCTGTCGTCATGCAGCAGTGGGCTCGTCAGACCCAGGGAGAAATAGGCCTCACTGATCTGCGCTGCAGGGGTCTTTCGTCCGCCGGGTTTCATCGATGGTCGAACAGGAAGTTCTGACCATGCCATCACTGCCTCGCGAATTTGTTCGTGTTTGATTTTCATGCATCAATCCTTATGCGGCCGCAGTGCTACCATCAGGCTCTTGAGGTAGTCCGTCAGTAGGGTTGGGGTAAATATTTGGGTTCAAGTCATGCGGGGTAACCGCATAACCAGTGGCGACTGCAATCTTGCGTGTTGCTTTACTCCCTGGGACATAGAACCCGTTAACAACGCGACTTATAAAACCCTGGGTCAAACCCGTTGCAGCGGAAAAATCTTGCTGGGTGACGTGGTTAACCTCTAGATAATCTTTAAGCTTCATAACTACTCCTGTGTATTAGACATGCAAATATTAGAATTATACATAGAAATGATCAAGTACAAGATCACTTCTTGATTATTAGGTTTATGAATAAAATTGAGTCATGAGAAAACCTAGAGCAGAGATCAGCCGGCCAGAAGACACTAATCGCCTTCGTGCGGCTTGGGACAGAAAAAAGAAAGAATTGAGGTTAACGCAGGAAATTGCGGCAGATTTGCTTGGTTTCGATTCACAAGCAACAGTTAGCCACTACTTAAACGGTAGAGCTCCACTAAATACTGACGCTGCCTTGAAATTCGCAGCCCTACTAAAGATCAAACCTGAAGAACTCAGGCCAGACCTCATAGATATGTTGAATTATGTCAGGGCGTCGGGGACCTTTGATGAGAATTTTTCCGGTACTGGTTGGCGAGTAGTAACCCCAGAACAAGCACAACTACTTGATATTTTTGATAAACTACCTGAATCAGAAAGAACAAAACAGCTTGAAAACTTAAAAGGTCTCAATACTTACTATGATGAAGTATTTGAGGAAATTTTAGCCGCAAGGAAAGGCAAAAAGTAACTTTTCAACTCCAATCTCTCTAAAACCGCCTATCTGGCGGTTTTTTTTCGTCAAAAAAATCATATAGATACTAATCCCCCACGCAGAAAAGTAAAAATATACTTTACATAAATTATGTACAATTCTAATATTGCCACATCGAAAGCTAAGGCGCGATAGGCAAAAGTTCTGACACTGGGAAAGACCGGGG